TTGCCAGTCGTCGCGGCATTGGCCCTGTAGCCAGTCGTCGCGGCATTGGCCCTGTCGCCAGTCGTCGCGGCATTGGCCCCTTCGCCAGTCGTCGCGGCATTGGCCCCTTCGCCAGTCGTCGCGGCATTGGCCCAGTTGCCAGTCGTCGCGGCATTGGCCCTGTAGCCAGTCGTCGCGGCGGCGCCCTCGGCCCCGCCATCCTTCTTGGCCTGTTCGATGATCTTGTCGCGATTGGCTCCGGTGATGCTCACCAGCTCGCGCGTCATGTCGATCGCACCAAGGCCTTTAAATACGCGCTCGGTCAGCCAATCGGAATCGGCGTAGCGGCGATCCGCACGCAGCTCCGCGTAGACTTCGCCGAAGCCAGCGCCCTGCGGGAACTTCTTCAGGAACCACTGATAGCCGTGTGTGCAGGCGCTCCAGTCGCGCAGCTTTTCCTTGGTAATCTGAAGCGGGGCGACCGGTTCAGCCGCCGGCACCTTCTCTTTGAGGACGGCGCTCATTTACGCGGCCTCCTTCATTTCGGTTTCGACCGGCTCGATCAGCGAGATCTCGACATCCTGCTGGATCATTTCGCACAGCCGGCCCAGTTCGCCCGGTTCTGGATGCGCGATCACGCGGAAGCCGACGATCACCGTACCGCCGTCCTGACAGTCGAATGCGAATTGGTCGACCTCGCAGGTCATCAGGTGAATGTCTGACTTTCCGCCGAGGCCATAGTGCACGACGACCTCATAGCCGGCGAAGTTCTTGCCCCACTTCACGACGCCCATTTCGGGAAACTTCAGCGTCGGCAAGTGGCCGGGCTCGTTGATCAGTTCGCCCTGGGCCGCATCGCCTTTGCCGTAGAGCGAGGACTTCAGCGACGGGTGAAATTCTGAGAGGACATCATTGCTGACCTTGATCTGAAACTTCAGGTCGGCAGCCATGACGTGTTCTTGGCCGTGGATCTCGGCGCGCGGGTTGACGCTGGTCAGTTTTGCGGATTGATTCTGCAGGCTGAACATCGGGACTTCTCCTTTTCTGACTGGAAATGAGGGGATTACTCGGCGGCCTTGAACTCGGCCAGCCGGCGCTTGACGATGGCGCCGAGCTCTTCGCGCTGCTGCAGGATGGCGACGTGCTGAATCAGATCCATCGCCGCATCGAGGTCGTCGCGCGTCGCGGCCTTGGTCAGCGCCTCTTCGACTTCGGCGAAGGTCATCGCTGGCATGCCGCCTGCTGTTCCGGTCTCGACGGCGCGCAGGGCGGCGTCTTGCAGATCGACGACTTCGCCGGTTCCCTGGTCGATCGTCTCGCCCTTCTTTCCGCCCTTGAGCTTGGCCTTGATCGCCTCGGTGCGCGAGGTCATCGGCAGCGGATCCTCCTGCGGCGTGATGTCGCGCTCGACGATGCGCTCGGCCTCGTCCTGGTCATAGACGCCGACGAATCCGAAGGCCAGCCGGGCGCACTGGATCATGGCCTTGTGGCGAAGCATCCGCTTCGGGTGGCTCTGCCAAGGGCCGACGTTGCGCTTGCACTCGCTCATGTACTCGGTGACTTCTACCGGATGCGCGCGATCCTTGCGGTAGATCGTGCAGGTGCAGCTTTCGTCGTCCTGCTTGAAGTTGATCCCGTCGAACTGCTCGTGGCTGTTGATGATGCGCGACCAGCCGTCGACGCCAATCACCGGGACGATTCCGTTCTGACGGTCGGGAAAGGCGTAGATTTCCTTCGTCCATGGGTTGAGGCCGTACTGGTCCGAGACGATCAGCAGGGCCATCATCTGCTCATTGGAGACGTCGCCCTTGAAGGCCGTGGCCTTGAGGGTGGTCAGCATCTTCGCCGGGTCGACGCTGTACTTGGTAGCCATCTTGGCCAGGAGGCTCGGCGGCTGGTTGCTCTGCTGCGGAAGGGTAGCGACTTGTGACATGGTGAATTACTCCTTGATGAGGAAACGACGAACCGGCTCGCCGGTCTTGAGGAACTGCGGATAGAGCTCGGGGTGGGCGATCTGGAAGGCCTTGGAATCGAATCGCTGGGCCGGCTTGGAGGTCTTCCAGGTGATCAGGTCATCGGCACCCATCACTAGGCGCTGAGCCTCGCCCATGTAGGCCTTGAGGCTGCCCAGCACGCCGATGGTGCCGGCCTTCTTATCGCCTTCCAGTTCGGCTTCGAGTGCGGCGATCTGCGCCTTCAGTTCAATGGCGCGGGCGATCAGCGCCAGGCTCTCCGGCGTGGCCTCTACTGTCGTCCCGTTGTCGGACGGATAGAGCCTCTTGATGTCGGAGTCGCAGGTCGGCTCGGGCGGGACATCCGCGACGACATAGCGGTCCCACCACTCAGAAGCCCGGGCGATGATCTCGCCCTCGAGCTCGGCGTCGCGCTTGAGGTTGTAGACGCGGACCTCCTGATTGCCGAAGAGCACGGCCAAGTCCCAGAAGGTGCAGCCGGTCAGCGCCATATAGGTCGAGCACTGGATCAGGTAGGACGGCGGAATCTGATCCGTACCCTCGTCGCCCCAATCGTCCGCATTGAAGGCGGCGAAGGCGTTCGCGGTCTTGCACTCGAGCCCGCGGTCGGTGCGGATCTCTTGTTTGTGGCTGGCGATCTTCGCGCCGGCAGGAATCACCAGGCGGTCGACGTTGCCCAGCACCGGCGCGGACGGGTGGCGCAGCATGGTGGTAAAGCGCTGGACGGCCTGGCCGGTCCGGGCCGAGTATTCGCGCGCGACGAATTCCTCGGCGTAGGTGCCGAAGCGCATCTGCAGCGTCTCGTCTTGGCCAGGCGAGCGGCCAGTCTTCTCGGCCCAGACGTCGACCGGAGTGCGGTAGGGTGAGAGGCCGAGGATTGCCCCGATGTCGGATCCGCCGAGGCCGGTACGGCGCATTTGGAGCCAGTCTTCGCGAGCGTTCATGCTTGAGTCCTTTTCGGTATGGATGTGGCGAGAAGCCATTTATCGCCGAGGTACTGGATCTGGCGGATCCAGCCACGGCGCAGGGTGTTGACCGTCTTCCGGTCGGTGTATCCGGTGCGCGGGTAGAGCCGCACGGCTTGGCGGGCGAGGGATTGGGTATTCATGAAATCACCAGCACCACGATTGCGCCAACCATGGTGAAAGCCATGCAGGCCATGCCAAAGAACGCCAGATCAGTGACCCAATCCGAATCTCCGGCGCTGTCTTCGATGTCGTCTCTCATAACGCCCTCCCGGAATTGATCGCGCTGGATTCGGCGGAGTCGAACGCGGCGAGCTCCTGAGCATTGGCTTCGCCGATCGTCGTCTCGTCGCGGCGCGCGGCCTTCTTGGCGGTCGCCTTCTTCCAGCGCTCATGCCACGCGAGGAAGTCGGCGTCAGTCATCACGTCCTGACGCTCTCGGACGGCAGCGGTAGCGATCATGCTGCCCTCCGAAGCTCGGAAACTTTGACCGGCTCGACCTTGATCTTGATGGCCTTGGGCTTGATCGCGCCGAAGTCGCCGAACAGCATTTCCATGATCTGCACAGTTGCTGCACAGGCATCCGGCGCCAGCACGTTGACCACTTCGAGCCGGTCGTCCGTGGTGACGGTGACGCGGAAGGGGATCAGCGTCTTGGCGTTCAGGTCGTTCAGCGCGGCCTGCTCGATCGCGGAGAGTTCGCCCAGGCGCTCGGCCGGCTGCATGCAGAGCAGATCGCGCTCGGCTTGGGAAAGGCCCTTGTGACTCTCTACGAGCTCGTCGTCGCTGAACTGGCGCTCGACGGGAATGCCATGCCGGACGGCGTAGGCCTCCTGAGTCTTGCGCATGAAGGTGAAGAGGTCGCCGGTACTGCTTGCTTGCTGGTTCATCGCTGCCTCCGTTTTCAGTGGGTACAGACGAATAATAAGGCAATGCCTAACGCTTGTCAAGAGGCGATGCCTATTGACAGATAACAGGCACTGCCTCATGATCGCGCCTCATGAACCCAATCGATCGCGCCTGTGAAGTAACCGGAAGCCAGAAGGCGCTGGCTGATCTCCTGTCCGTGAAACCTTCCACCGTAAGCCAGTGGCGAAACGGTATCCGGCCAGTCCCCATTGAACGCTGCTCCGATGTCGAGCTCGCCACGGATCGCGCCGTCACCCGACGCGACCTCCGCCCGGACGACTGGCAGCGCATCTGGCCCGAACTGATCGACGCCGACCATCCAGCGCCCGTCGACACCACCAAGGCAATTCTTGAGGCGGTGAAAAAATAATGGCGCGCGCACGAAACATCAAACCCGGTTTCTACAAGAACGAAGACCTCGCCGAGTGCTCGATTTGGGCACGGTTCATTTTCCCCGGTCTCTGGATGCTGGCGGATCGGGAAGGACGCCTGGAGGACCGGCCCAAGCGCATCAAGGGCGAGCTACTTCCCTTTGATTCACAGGATGCAGAGCCACTTCTCCATGAGCTTCAAGCCCGAGGCTTCATTGATCGGTATGAAGTGGATGGGAAGGCTTTTATCCAGATCGTCGCGTTTTCCAAGCATCAAAATCCCCACCATCGAGAGCCAGAAAGCAGCATTCCACCACCCCAAAGCCTAGGGCTTTCGGTTCGTGCAACAACATCAAAGCCCGAGGCTTCGCATTCATCCGATACAGTAGAAGCCCGAGGCAAGCCCGAGGCAAGCCCTAGGAAAGACCCCCCAAAAAGCGACTTGGCAAGGGGGGTGAACCGTGCTGATTCTCTGATTCCTGATTCCGGATTCCTGATACCGGAGGAAACCCTCTTGTCCGGCAAGCCGGACGACGCACCGGTCAATGGAAAGAAAAAACTCTCCGAGGCCTGCGTCGAAGTCCTCGAATTCCTGAACGAGAAAACCGGGCGGAACTACAAGCCCGTCAAGGCCAACATCACGCTGATCGCTGCCCGGCTCAAGGAAGGCGCAACGGTGGTCGAGTGCCGACAAGTCATCGCGAAGAAATGCCGGGAGTGGCGTGACGACCCGACGCGCGAAATCTACCTCAGACCGAAAACCCTTTTCAACGCCACCAACTTCGCGAACTACCAGGGAGAACTTGTCGCATGAGCACGACCAGACCATGCCCGGAATGCGGGTCAGACATCGCCTATTCCGCAAAGTCCTGCGCCTGCGGCTGGGGATCGAGAAAGAAGCGCCACGACGCACCGCCGGACTACAGCTGCGCCGCGTATGGCTGCCCGCTGGATGGGTCAATCTCGCCCAGCACCACCGGAGGCGGGCCATGGTTCTGCTTCCTGCACTACGGCATCAAGGCGGACCAGCGCGATGCGGTGACCGTGAAGATCCGCGAACGGGCTTGGCTCATGCGGCTCATGGATCGCGTGTATGCCTGTTTCCCGAATGACTGGGACGCCTCTCGCCCTCTCGCCCGGGAATACTGCGAAAAGCACGGCAGGCCAGACCTCGGGCCGATCGGAGACGAGAGCAAGGCGATCTACTTCGCCCGGCTCAGAGCAGCCATGACCATCGAATGCCAGCCCCCGAAGCTGCTGCCGATGGCGGATCTCGATCAACCCGCAGAGTCCTCCGGGATGCTTGACGACTTCCTGCAGCAGGAGGCCGCCTGATGCGCAACTTCGAATCCGGTGGAACGTGGGCGCGCTCCGGTGCGATGGGGATGATCCGCGAACCCTTCCGCGTCGGTAAGTTCGCTGTCGGAGATCACCTAGCGTACCGGCTTTGGCACAACGACCAGCTTGTCGGCGAGTTCGCCAGCTTCGAGGAAGCCGAGGCCAAGGCCACCGAGCTCCAAGCCGGGAACGCCGAGTCATGACCTGGACCGCCGCGCAAGAGGCCGAGCTTCGCATCCTGCTGCGTCGGGCCTACATCCGCGACAACTACCGAACAGCGACGTGCTACGGGAAAGACTCGTTCCGTACCTCGCAGATCGCCCGGGAAGCAGCGCCCCGCGGCAAGGGACCGGTCTCGATCTACCGCTGCAAGCTGTGCAACCTGTGGCACGTCGGCAGCCACGTCGGGCCGAAAGCACGGAACGAATCCAAGCGCATCCGAACCCGGAACGGCGCGGAACTTGAGCAGGAGGACGCATGATGTTCGAAGACACGGCAGAGCATGAAACACGTTTCGCCCCGACCGACTCGCGCGCGCCTGCGCATTTGCCGGGCATGGAACCCGAGCGCCGGACGAAGCTGTCGGTCGAGTTCGTCATCCCCGGCGAGCCGAAGGGGAAGGGCAGGGCGCGCAGCCGGATCGCGAAGATGGGCGGCGGCCGCCAGTTCGTGACGCACTACACGCCGAAGGACACGGTCGAATACGAGAACCTGGTCAGGATGGCGGCGCATGAGGCGATGGAGGGCGATGCTCCGACGCGGTTTCCCTGCCTGGTGTCGATCGCGGCCTACTGCTCCGTGCCGGCGTCCTGGTCGAACAAGCGCCGAGCGCTGGCGCTTGACGGCGAGATCCTGCCGACCGGAAAGCCCGACCTCGACAACACCGAGAAGGCCGTGCTCGACGGGATGAACAAGATCGTTTTCCGCGACGACTCGGTCGTCTGCGAGGTCCGGAAGTCGAAGCGGTACAGCGAAACCCCGCGGGTTGAGGTTGTCGTCCGCGAGCTCGACGCGAACCCGGCCAGCTGACCCGATGGCGATCGGGCCCGAAGAAAAAGTCGACTGGTTCCGCGTGATCGTGGAGTTGTGCAACGCCCACGGCTACACGCATTCGACCATCGCGACCGCCGTCGGGCTGTCGAAGTCAAGCGTCCAGAACTGGAAGCACGGCGCAACGCCGAAGTACGAGGAAGGTGACCGGCTGATCGAGCTATGGGCGCGGGTCACCGGAAAAAGTCAGGAAACTGTCCCTCGGGTAAAGCGACACTCGTACCGCGCTTGACCTCCCCCACTCCGCAAAGGACTCCGAACATGGCAAAGACCTCCCCCACTCCGCAAGTGCCCGGCGAACCCCCCACCCCTCCGGCTGCCGATCCGGCGCCTGGTGCTCCCGCTGCTCCCCAGGTTGCTGCGGATGGGACCGTGTCCATCGCTCGGGACGACCTTGATGCTCTGCATGCCGAGCTCGCCGCGCTGCGTGCCGCAAAGGCTGCCCCGGTAACCGCGCCCAAGCGCCAGGCCGATCCGAGCGAATCCCTGCCGGATCAGTCGAGCGTCGACGCCGACACGATCAAGGCCCCGGTGCTGACCCGTCAGGGCTGGGTGGTTCCAACCGAGTTCGGCACGCCTCCCGCGGCCAAGCGCTGATCATGTGCCTGTTCAGCAGCCCGTCGAGCGCGCCGACTACGCCGACCGTCGATCCGGCGGCTGAGCGTCGCAAAGCCGAGGCCGAGGCGGCAGCCAAGGCAAACGAGCAACTCGTCGCCGATGCCCGTCGCAAGCGTTCGGCCAAGGGTGTGCTCTCGACCGATGCCGAGCAGGGCGTCAGCGTGCTGGCCTCGGGTGCTCCTGCTCCGGCGACCAAGGGCTCAACCGTTCTCGGATCCGGCGGCGCGTAATGACCGACCCGAAGGCCATCGTCCGCCGGCTTGCCTCGCTCAGGGGAGAGCGCCAGCCTCATGAGCAGGGCTGGCAGGAGTGCTACGACTTCACGCACCCAGAGCGCGGCTATGGCCTGAACGGAAGCACCGTCGGCGCCAATACCGGGCAAGACGCGCAGACCAAGCGCAATCGCATCCTGGACGACACGGCGGCAGACTCATCGCGGATCCTGTCGGCGAACTTGGTAAGCGGGACCACTCCGGCCAATTCGCTTTGGTTCGGCCTCGATGCCGGGCAGGAGACCGAAGACAGCGAGCAGAGCGAAGAAAGCCGCTGGCTTGATAAGGCATCACGGACCGTCTTCGAAAACATCCACGCCAGCAACTTCGACGCGCCGGCCTACGAATGCGCGGTCGACATCGTCGACTCAGGACAGTTCGTGCTGTACGTCGACGAGGCCAAGGAAGGCGGCTACAGCTTTGAGCAGTGGCCCCTGGCGCAGTGCTTCTTCTCGGCGTCGAAGAATGGCGGGCTGGTCGACACGATCTATCGCGAGGTATCGCTCACCGTCGAGCAGATTGTCACCAAGTACGGGGTCGACAAGGTATCGACGAAGGTCCGCGAGTCTTACGCTGCCGAGAAGTTTGAAGAGAAGGTGACCGTCGTCCATGCGATCTACCCGCGCACGATGCACGTGGTCGGCGGACGGCTGGCCAAGTCTCTGCCGTTCGCGTCCTGTCACGTCGAGGTCTCGACAAATCACCTTCTGAAGGAATCCGGGTACCACGAGTTCCCCTGCATGGTGCCGCGCTGGATGCTGATTCCGGGCTCGTGCTACGCAACCGGACCAGTATCGCAGGCGCTCGGCTCAATTCGTTCAATCAACGACATCAAGGCCCTCGAGCTGGCAAATCTCGACATGGCCGCTTCTGGCATGTATATCGCCGAAGACGATGGCGTGCTCAACCCGCGCACTATCAAGATCGGCCCCCGTAAAGTTATCGTCGCCAACAGCGTCGAAAGCATGAAAGAGTTGAAGGGCGGGGGCGACTTCAATGTAACTTTCACCGCTGAGGATCGACTGCAGGCAGCGATCCGCAAGGCACTGCTTGCCGACCAGCTGCAGCCGCAAGACGGCCCAGCCATGACGGCGACGGAGGTTCATGTCCGTGTTCAACTGATCCGCCAGCTGCTCGGCCCGATCTATGGCCGGTTGCAGGCCGAGTATCTGCAGCCGCTGGTCATTCGCTGCTTCGGCCTGGCGTACCGCGCCGGCATTCTGGGCGATGCTCCCGAGTCGCTGCAGGGCCGCGTCTTCACGGTGAAGTACATCAGCCCGCTGGCGCGCGCCCAGCGCATGGAGGACGTCACCGCGATGGATCGCCTCGAAACCTCGCTGATCGCCGAAGCCCAGGCCGATCCAACCGTCCTCGATTGTTACGACTTCGAAGCCGCCGTCAGGATGCGCGGCGATTTCCTCGGCGTCCCGATGGGCGTTCTGCGCTCGAAAGACGAAGTCACTGCGCTGCGCGAACGCCGGCAGAAGGCGCAGCAACAGGCCCAGCAGCAGGCCGGAGCCATGCAGATGCAGCAGGCAGCCGGTGAGGAAATGGCGAAGCGCGTTGCAGCCGCCTAACGGGGGTGGGTAATGGCGACCATCACATCGCAACGGTCTGGAAACGCCACCGAGAGCCAAACCATGACCGGATGGGGTGAGTAATGAGCATGCTGATTACCATTAAAGCGTTTGGATACGCCCTGTTCGTGTGGCAGCTTGAGCGGCGCTTGCCTAAGTTTTTTAGGCGGGGTGAGTAATGGCGACCCGCATCGAGTCCAAGACAAAATCCGAATCATCGAATTCGCTGACCGTTGACTTTTCGCCAACTCAGGCGAACGACATTATTCTGGTTTTTGCGACTGTTCGATCTACGGGGGCGACGCTGGCGGTTTCCGGCTATACGGGAATTGGAACACAGACAACGAATGACGCCTGCCGCAGTCGACCGTTTATCAAGATCGCATCGGCCGGTGAAACCTCGATCACCGTCACGACCGGCGTCGCCGCGGCCGGCATGTGGGTGACGGTGCACATTGTGCGCGGGATTTACACCGCAGGAACGGCGGCACAGGCCGTCGACGCATCCGCTGTTGTCTCCGGCGCTACCGGCTACACCATGTCGTCGGGCAGTGTGACGACAAACTACGCAAACAGCCTGATCTTCGAGTGTGCGAGTTGGGATAACGCCGCGATTATCTGCGACCCATCCGATTGCAACCTGATCGCCTCGGCAGGTGGCTTGCAGGTTAGCGGAACGCGATTCCGGGCGGCGATCGGCGCGGTTTCGACGTTTACATGGACGGCCAGCAACAACGCCAACGCAGGCATGGCTTGGACCGTGGCGCTGCGCGACGACGGCTCAAGTGACAAGCCAGTCGTGCTCAACGATGGCCGCGACTACCTGCACCTGTTGGGTGGTTATTCCGCGCTGACCGCCCTCGCGCCGGATTCTGTCACTGGGCTGACGGCGATCGATGGCGTGAACATGAACACTGTGGCCAATACCACGGCGGGAACCCTTACCCTTGGGTCTGGCCTGCTGACCACTGCGCCGTGGCAGATGTTCGTGTCGTCGTGGGCCTGCACGCAAAACCTTACGGCGACGGCATGGGTCGGCAACTTTTTTGCACTGCCGGCGACGGCCGACGTAAGCGGCAAGTCGGTGTTTGTTCCCTATGCGCTTGGTGCCTCGGCGCTGGATTCCGGCCGCGTGGGGCCGAAGGGCAACATCGTCGTGCTGGTGGATTCCGCAAACAAGTGGATCGCCTACCAGATGCTCCCCCAATCCTTGTGGACGGTGAGCGGTTACGGCACTGTGGTCATCAAACCGGGAACGTCGGATTATCTTGACGCCAGTCTGACCACGGGAAGCCCGGATATTGACCTGACCGACATCGTGACGATCGGGTATTTCCATCAACGGGCTGCGGGAACCGCGACATCGGTGACGGTGTATTTTGGACCGCCCATGATCGAGAACGCCGTGTCCTCCATTGTGGGCGGCGGCGCGACATACCCGATCAATGCCAAACGGATCGCGCAACTGCTGGTCGGGGCGAACCTATACCCGGACCATTGCGGATTTCAAGGCAACGGCCAGCTAATCCTGAAGTCCAAGCTGCAGTTCGGTGACGGATCGACGGCGGCTTACACAAAGCTGACCGCGCAGAGCATCGAGACGCCATCGTCGGACGATACCAAATACCGCGCCGGCGCGTCGGCGGCGGGGGTGTATTTGAAAGGCTCGGCATCCGACACGATCGATCTGCGGTCGGCTATTTTTTCGACGGAAGTCGCGCAGCCTTTCGAGATTGACGCCGCGCATTCAACCAGCGCCACGGTATTGACTGCAGGATTGTCGGTGGTCGGGCCGTGGGATGTGGTCTGGATCGACGGCGAGACCTTTTCCGGGATTTCCTTTACGGGCTGCGACGCCGTCGCCACCAAGGGCGCGGACGTGTCCGGCTGTACGTTTGCCAGCACCGTGAGCACCGGCGCGACGGTGGTCGTCGATACCACGGGGTCGGTAATTTCTGGCAGCACGATTGACGGAACCGGCGCGGCGTACCACGTCGCCCTCGGCGCGGCGGTCACAGCCATCACCATGAACGGGGTCACGCTGACGGGTACGCCAGGCACCGACAAGATATATTCCGCGCTGGCTTCCGGAACACTGACCATCACGGTCGACGGCACCGGCACGTCGCTGTCGGCATCCGACGTGACATTCGTCGGGGGATCATCTGCCACGGCGTCCGTTGTCGCCCCTCAGCCCACGCTCGACGCCCCCGTGCTGGCGAATACTCGCGTGGTGCTATGGAACCGGACCACCAGTGCAGAACTGGATAATGTGTGGGTCACCGGCACCAGTTGGAGCAAGGTCATCACCAGTGGCGCATCCTCTAGCGACGTGCTCGACCTGTACGCTTTCCGGGAAGGCTATCTTGAGTCGGTGGCGACGATCATTTACAGCGGCGTTGATGCGACATTCGCTCTTGAGCAGGCCGTCGATCCGGCAATCGACTACTACCGCACCACCGAGTCGATCACTGACTACACCACGTTGTCGGAGTTTAATTTCTACGCACCGGACATCTACATTCAGTCCGACGATGCAGACGGTGCGACCTCGCTGAAGCGACTGTTCATCTATTACAACGGAAGCTTGACGACTGAGGACGGTGCGAGGTACATGCGCGGCGGCATCACCTTCCGCAGTGCTTTCGATGTGGTGATCAACCGAAGTGTGACTCCGATGGCGGTCGATAACGTCAGCGCCACGCTGGGCCTGTACTTCACCGACGAGAGCGTGATTCGCGTCACGACTGATGACGGCACCAGCTGGATCGCGCCGCCGTCTGCGCCGGGGTCGATCCGATACGCTTTCGGGGTGTCTCCGGGCCAGATCGAGACCGGCGTCAGCGGACTGACCGGTCCGGAATCGGCGCAGTTGATGGGAATTCCAAGCGCCACGATTACGCGCACCGAGAAGCTGCTTCGCAACAAGATGATCACCGATCCAGCAAGTGGCGTCTTGACGATCTACGACGACGACGGAACGACTCCCCTGGTATCTGGCGACATCTTCGAGGATGCTGCGGGCTCCCAGCCGTACCGTGGCCAAGGCGCGGAACGACGGGAGCGCCTTACTTGAGCATCGTCCTGCGCGGCTTCGGCCTGGGCGTAGACACCGGATCAAGCGTGGTGGCATTCGGTTTGGCGCGCGATCTGGAAGAGGGCGAGACCGTCGAATCCGCTGTGGTCAATGCCGACGTGTCGCAGCTGTTCGTGATCGACTTTGGCATGGGGCGGCGCAAGCCCACGGCGGCCGAGATTCGCCGCTTCAAGCGCATTGCCGCCATGGTTTCGATGCGTGGACTGCAATTCACCGAGCGCAAGGGCAAGAAGGGCCGCGTCGAATTCGACGTGATGCCGGCCAAGATTCTGAGGAAAGCCGCATGACCAAGCCGGAAGTAGATCGCCCGACCCCGCAGGACTACGCCGACATCTTCGAGGTGGATCGCCGCGGCGCCCGGGTGTTCGAAGACCTGGTCAGGCGCTTCTACCGCCCACCGTCCAAGGCTGGCGGCATTGACCGGATCCTCGACGCGCACGAGTTCATCGGCCGGCGCCAGATCCTCGACTTCATCGCAAACCAGATCAACCGCGCCAACGGGGTGCAGGACGATCAACAACAGGAGAAACAATCATGACCTTGAAAGGACTTCGCTATGTACTCATGGATGCGGCGTCAGATGGCAGCGGCGCGGGCGTGGCTACGGGAGCAGGCGGCACTGGTGACGGAGGCGCAGCCGCTGGGGCTGGGGGCAATCCTGCGTCAGCAGCAGGGGCGGCCGGCAACCCCGGAGCAGCTGCAGCGGCTGCAGGAACTGGCGCATCCGCTGGTGACGGTCAAGGATCTGCCCTGGCAGCAGGAGCGCCGCCCGTCACGATCCCGGAAAAGTACCAAGTCAAGAAAGAAGACGGCTCGATCGACGTCGAAGCCTCATCGCTGAAGCTGGCCGAGGCCTATGGGCACCTTGAGAAGCGCATGGGCTCGGGCGATGTTCCGCCCAAGACGCCGGAGGAATACGTCGTCACCGTTCCCGATGCGCTGAAGGACACCTGGAAGCCTGCCGAGGATCCGCTATTGCAGGGGTTCCTGAAGGACGCCCATGCCGCGGGCTTCACGCAGAAGCAGATCGATCTGGCGCTGGGCAAGTACATGGAGGTCGCGCCGGGTCTGGTCAACGGCTCCAAGGAACTGAGCGCCGAGGACTGTACCGCCACGCTGAAGACCGAGTGGAAGACGGACGAGCAGTACAAGGATGGCGTCGGCAAGGCCTACCGTGCTGCCGTTGGCTACGGCGGTGCTGATGCCGAGGGGATCATCAAGGATCATGGAAACGATCCGCGCATCATCCGGCTGCTCGCCAAGGTCGGCGCAGAAATGGGCGAGGACACGTCCGCCAGCTCTGGCACCACGGTCAACGGCGGCGGCGATTCAGTCGAAACGCTGATGGCTGGCGAGGCCTACAACAACCCGAAGCATGCCGATCATCAGCGCGTGTCGAAGATTGTTGCCGAACACTTCGCCAAGAAAGCAGCCGCCGACGAGAAGGCCGGCAAGGCTGCGGTGATGTGATTCGCTTCGGCTTCAACAGAACAGGCCGCCATCGGGCGGCTTTTCTTTTGGTCAGGAAACTGTCCGCGCCTCGGCAACACAATCCCCTCCCATAGGCCCGAGGTAGCGCTCGGACACCCTCAAAGCTCGCAGCTTGACGCAAGGAAGCCAGCGCCAAGACCGTAGCAGGCCCGGAGACCCCGGACACCCTGGAAGGCTGACGAACGCATTCAACCTTTTTGGAGTTCATCATGTCCGACTCGATCACCCAAGCATTCGTGCAGCAATGGGATACCAGCATCCGGCTGGCTGCGCAGCAATCCGAATCCCGCCTCATGAAGGCCGTCACCGATCGCGGCCAGATCACCGGCGACGGTTTCACCATCAACAACCTCGCTTCCATCGAAATGGAAGAGAACACCGTCCGCCACGGCAATACCGAGTGGGGCGACCCGAACCACACCAACCGGCTGGCCGCGATGAAGGACTTCTATCGCGCCCTTCCCCTGGACCGCAACGACATTCCGAAGATGCTGGTCAACCCGGTCACCGGCGGCGACTACATGCGCACGCTGATGGCGGCGAAGAATCGCAAGATCGACAGCGTGATCTACACCGCGCTGGGCGCTTCGATCTCGAGCAAAGACGGCGTGACGGCCAACACCTTGCCGGCTGGTCAGCTGATCGCCCACGGCTCGGCAGGCTTCACCAAGGCCAAGATCATTCAGGCCCGCTCGATCTTCCGCGCCAACGAGGCGGACGACGAGAACGGCGAAGAGCTCTTCATGCTCTACAACGACCAGGCGCTGCAGGACATCCTGACCGACACCACGCTGACCAGCGCGGACTACATGGCGGTGCAGATGCTGCAGACCGGCAAGCTCGCCGGAAGCTGGATGGGCTTCACCTGGATTCCCTATCAGGGGCTGACCTACACGTCCTCGGTGTACTACACCTACGCCTGGGCGAAGTCCGGCATTCACTTCGGCAAGGGCTACGAGGAAGGCAACGTCACCCGCCGCGGCGACAAGAAGGATCTGTGGCAGGTCTCCATGGGGGCGTCTTACGGCGCCGGTCGCCAGGACGAGTACAAGGTCGTCCAGATCGCGTTCCAGTAACCCACCGGGCAGGGGCTTCGGCCCCTTCTTCGACTTTCAAGGAGTAAAGAATCATGGCAGAAAAAGTCAGCAGGCAAGCGGCCTACGTGGCCGCCGGTACCAAGAAGCAAATGCCGGTGATGGGCGGCGGATCGCTCAAGGTCTTCACCATTACCAGCCCGGCCGCAGTCACCTGGGCCAACGGTGACACCTGCGCCAGCCCGATCACGATCCCGAAGGGTTCGCGGATCATCGGCGCCAATGTGTCGTGTGCCGACATGGGCACGTCGATCACGCTGGATGTCGGCCTGCGTCAAACGGACACCGCTGCAACGGTGATCGACGCGGACGGCATTGTCGCGGCGCTCGACGTGGCGGCGGCTGCCGTGGCTGCATTCAATGCCAGTGGTGCGCTTTGCAAGGATGGCGTCGAGTCGATCACCGCCTACGACGCGAACGCCTACTTCACCCTGAACGGCGGCACGCCGACGGCGAATGCGCAGATCCGCGTCGACGTCTATGCCGTAGTCCCGTAACGATCCAAGAATCTCCTCCGTGCAAGCGGGTTGCGCCCGGCCCCAATCAGGGCTGGGCGTTTTTTCTTAGGGAATCGAAATGTCAGGAACAAGCGCCGTCTCCATCTGCTCGAATGCGCTATTGCTGCTCGGGGATAACCCGATCGACAGCTTCGACGTCGACAACAACCGCACCCGCCTGGTGGCGAACCTCTACACCCAGAAGCGGAACAAGGTGCTGCGGCTGCATCCATGGAACTGCGCAACCAAGCGCGTGATTCTGTCACCCGACACGGAGAGCCCAGAGTTCGGGTGGACGTATCAATTTCAATTGCCGGATGACTGGGTCAGGACGCTGTCCGTCGGCGACGAAAACGCACCGGACAATTACGCGACCGAGGGCCGTAAGATCCTCATGGACACGAACGTCTGCTATCTGCGCTACATCTGGCGCAACGAGGTCGAGGCGACATGGGACGCGCTGCTGATTGACGCCATGACGCAGGTCATGGTCGCCGCGCTGGCCTACCCCATCACCAAGAGCACCACAAAACAAGCCGCTGATGAGGAAATCGTCAAGCGTGTCCTAAAGGAGGCCCGCTCCATTGATGGCCAGGAGAATCCGCCCGAGACGCTGGGCGACTCCCCGCTGCTGGCCAACCGGATGCGCTGACCATGGCGAAGGTCAAGACGATCCAGAGCAACTTTAGCGCGGGGGAGCTCTCTCCGCTGGCCGCCGGCCGGGTCGATATTGCGCGCTACCCGAACGCCGCCAAGACGCTGAAGAACGTCATTTCCCGCACTCTGGGCGGTGCGAGGAAGCGGCCCGGAACCCAGTGGATTGCCGAGACAAAGGACAGCACGAAGGAATCGCGCCTGGTGCCGTTCATCGTCAATCGGGACACGGCCTACATGCTTGAGTTCGGCGACCTCTACATGCGCGTTTTCAAGACCGATGGCACTCAGGTAGCCGGGCCGTACGAGATAGCGACGCCCTATACCGAGGCCTACGTCGACGATCTCGACTATGCGAAGTCCGACGACGCCATGTTTCTGTTTCACGGATCCGTCTATCCCTATCGGTTGCGCAGCTTCGCGGCCAACAAATGGGACTGCTCGCTGACACCGTTCACGGCGCTGCCGTTCGGTGAAAAGGGAGACTATTACGCGGTAGCGCTCACGCTCTCGGCCAATACGGTCGGCACCGGTCGCACCATGACCGCGGCGTCGGCCGTGTTCCTCGCCTCGGATGTCGGGCGGGCCATCCTGTGGAATGCC